GCTTAGATTATGTGGTCATAGATTACATTCAGAAGGTATCATCTCCAGGCGCTCAGAACAGGACAAATGAGGTTGGTGATGTGTCAAGGAAGCTAAAGGATATGGCTAACGAATTGAAGATCCCTGTTGTTGCTTTGGCTCAGTTGTCTCGTGCTGTAGAGCATAGAACTGATAAGAAGCCTATGCTGTCTGACCTTAGGGAGTCAGGAGATATAGAGCAGGATGCTGACATTGTAATGTTCTTGTATCGTAATGGTTATTACATGGCTCCAGAGGAAAAAGAAAACAATCCTATGGCTGATGATGGATATGCAATCATTGCCAAGCACAGGGATGGTGAATTGGAAGACATACAACTTACGTTTGACTCTAACATTCCTGCTTGGAAGAATCCATACGATAGAGACGATGAAGATGACTATGTTCAGACTGCGATAAAGCCTAATAATAACTTTGATATATTCTGATATGTTTGACATTTTTGAAGAGAAGGCTCAACCAAAGATCTATTGCGTTGACCTCACAGTTAAGGCTAGGATACCTAGAAGAGGTAAGAAAAAAGAATACGATACACGAGTATTTAAGCTTAAGAACTTACCACTACTAATGCATGACGGTAGTATCGCCACAAGTAAGCAGTCAACAAAATTGTTTACTAAGATATACGATGAGTATATACATCGTGGTAACTTTGAGGATGTCATATTTAGCATAGAATCATATGATACTATTAAGTTTCTTTCGAACATATGCTACCATTTTGACTACGACTTGCACTAAAACAAAAATTTAATTAACTTTGATAAAAATATAAATATGGAACGTCAAATTTTGCAAGTACTTGATTTTCAGAAAGCTTTTAAAGTGAGTATGCCTGATCAACCCAAGATGCTTTCTAAGCGCAGGGCAAGACTTCGCCAGTCTCTACTCGAAGAAGAGGTAAAGGAACTACGTGAAGCAAACAACATTTTAGATGTCGCAGATGCTATTTGTGATATTCTTTACATTACCTACGGAACCGCTCACGAGTATGGTATCTCTGATCGATTGGTAATGCTTTTTGATGAGGTTCATAAATCTAACATGAGCAAGATGGGTCCTGATGGTAAGCCAATCTTCCGTAAGGATGGTAAGATTCTAAAGCCTGAGACATACTTAGAGCCTAAGCTTAGACCTATACTTGAGCGTGACTTCAACGTTTATAAAAACAGTGAAGTTATGAAGGATGCGGCTGAGGTAATGGAAGCAATTGCCAAAGAAGAAAAGAACCTCTTAAACAATCGAATAGAGAGCAAGTTAGGTAAACACCTTACTCTATGGGATAAGTTCCTGTATTGGCTTTTAAACAAGGCTGAGAACAATCTTAAGAAAAAGATTGAAATTAAGTATCCACAGTCTGTTTACGGAGAAGTAGTAGTCAATATTTATGGCAAAGATTACCCAATCCAAAACATCTAAGTACGGGAATAAAAAAATTGAGTTGGATGGTGTAAAGTTTGATTCCAAGCTAGAATTATTCTGTTACCAACAATTTAAAAGTTTGGGGCTAGAGTTCGACTTCCAAAGAACAATACTCTTGCAGGAAGGATTTAGATTCAGAGGTAAAGCAATACGACCTATTACTATGATTGTAGATTTTGTACTCCATCACGATGGACAAGAAATTTACATAGACACAAAAGGGTTTGCCACCGAGACATCTAAATTGAAATACAAGATGCTAAAGTTCTATGTGAGAGAAGACTCTAATGCTGATGTGGTTTGGCTACACTCCCAAAAAGAAGTCAAAGATTTTTTATTTAATTTATTAAAGCTATGAGTAGTTTAAACAAAGTGTGCCTACTGGGAAATGTAGGTAAAGTAGAAGTGAAAAGCTTCGAGACTGGTAAGAAGTTAGTACAGGTGTCATTGGCAACGTCTGACGGTTACAAAAAGGGTGATAAGTGGGAAGAAAAAACAGAGTGGCATCGCTGCATCTTTGCTATCCCTGCCCTTGCTGATAGAGCAGCTTCAATTCAAAAAGGTGATAAGATCTATGTTGAAGGAAGCATCAACACTAATTCCTGGACAACCAAGGATGGTGAGAAGAAAGAGATCAAGGAGATTTCTTGTACAATCTTCAAGACGTTTGTAAAAGCAAAAGCAGATAATGATTTTCATCAGCCTACAACTCCGGTAACAGCTCCTAAAAGCAATCCTATTGAAGCAGATGATGATCTTCCCTTCTGATGTAATATGCCACAGACGTGTGGATCGTAGCCTGCCTAGCAATGGCCTGAGGTTCTCATCGTAGGGAGATAGGTTAGCCTTCCGAGAAAAAGGCACATAGCTCTATGGTGTAAGTAACACGGTCCTAATTTAATACGGTGTATGCCGGGGCTAGTGTCAGTTCGAGTCTGACTAGAGCTACAAGTTGTTATATAAGTAACAAAAACACGTATAATTGTGAATTTAATAACACATTATGGTTTAAGATAAGGGGTAAAAATTACCACATAAACTATAAAGGGATGTAAAATAAAAACCCTCTACACCGGAGAATAGAGGGGGACTTACAAACTTCTCTGTAAGTGGGGTTGATACAAAGATACATTAAAATAAAAAACATGAATGAGGTAGTAAAGTTTAGAGAGAGGCTAAGGAAGATTGGATACGAGATTAAACTTGCCGGCAATGCGCCTTGGATATACCTTCACTCAGTTAATGGAAACATAGTAAAAGAAAGAGACTGGATCAATGCAAACCACGGGTATACCTTTGCTTGGTTTCCTAAAACAAATGACGATGACTTTACGCTCAATTGGACTGACATAAAGTTGACTTTTAAATTAATCAGGAAGTACGGCAAACCGATCCATAAGTACAACAATGGAAATGGTGCAACGCTGTGTCATGATTGTGGAGTGATTATATCTGAAGGTCTAACCAAAGATATGAAGTGTGAAAAATGCATAATATTTTATCCATAATCGGCTATTTTCCGACTAAATGCATAATATATTACACATTTGGTGAAAAACACTTAAAAATAAAAAAGGCCGATTAAATAACCAGCCTTTGCTTTGCCAAATTATTGACAACATTTTATTAGTGACTCTGCAAAAATACGATAAAAATTTAATTATGCAAGAAAAAGAAACAGGATGGGTAAGTGCCCTTATTAAATGTGACCTATGTGGTCATGAGTCATTGTCAGTACATAAATATTCATGTAATAAACTTGAATGTACTAACTGTGGTCATATGTCTCACTTTGAAATATTAGAAAATTATACAGATGAAAGCAATACTAAGTAGAAATAAATCGAATTAAGTATCATGAAAAATATAATAATCACAACTTACTTCACAAAAGATATTGATCCACAAAGAAATCATATCTGGGATACAGATGATTTTAATATTATTGAATTGTTTTTTGAATCTATAGTTAAACATGATTTATCTTTAATAATACTTCATGATAACTGTTCAGATAACTTCGTCAACGAATATACTACAAACAAAATAAAATTTGTAAAAGTAAATTCTTCTGGATTGAATATGGTAGATATTAGATGGAAACTTTATTCAGAATTTCTAAGTGACACAGAAGCAGACAATGTATTTTTTATGGACGTAAGTGATGTTATTATATTAAAGAATCCATTTGATTATATACAGCCTAATAAAATTTATATAGGTGATGAAATGTCAATCAATAAAGAAAATTATTGGATGATGGAAAGATACAATATGTTGAATCTTGATACAAAAGATTACTTAGATGATACAGTTTTAAACTGTGGCGTCTTAGGTGGTAGCTATAATGATATGCTTTCTTTTTGCAGAAAGATGTCAGATTTAATTGATAAAAATTCTATAAATGAGACAACAGTTGACATGGCAGCTGCAAATCACATATTATATACAGAGTATAGAGATAGAATTGTACACGGACCTCCATTAAATACGCTTTATAGAGGAGGAGTTAATCCTTATTTAGGAGATGATAATGGTTTTGATTATTGTTATATACAACATAAATAATAAATTTTAATTCATGAAAGCAACACTAGAGTTTGATGACGAGCAGGAGCTTAGAGATGCCATTGACGGATGGAAGTGGAAGAACGTAGCTTGGGAGCTAGACAAGGAATTACGAGGAATAGTCAAGCACGGATACTTTGGTAGCCGAGAGGCTACTGACGCAGAGATTGAAATGGCAGACTACTGCCGAACAAAACTTAGACAATTAATTAGTGATGATGGATTAAACTTAGACTCATGACAGAATACGAATTAGACTTAACGTCAGAAGATCTCGGAGAGATTATAGAAATACTTAGAGTGCAGCACTTTAAACTACACGCTGAACCATTCGCTAAGAAGATAGGATTGAAAGAAAATGTTCTCCTGTCAGTAGAAGAAGGACGAGGTCCACATGGATTACTCGCCCTAAAGAAAGTTAATGAAGCCTTCCACAATGTGAAAGTTACTTTTAAGGTACAAGTTACCTAACCTTGACCTACGTTTCGCTTAACATAGTTCTTAGAACCCTTAATCTTTGAAGACTTGGCCTTTGCATGAACGCCAGGTCTTTTCTTTTTAGGGGTCTCAAGCTTTGTGCCAGTGTTAATCTGCTTTGCCATTACTTAAAGAATTTACGTTTTTTGTCAGCACGATTCTTAGATTGTGACTGACTTGTAGTTTTAGTTCTAGATGTATGGGCTACATCTTTGCCATCTCCATTCCCATGCGTTCCATTCTTGCGATTGATCGCCTGTAGTACTGAACGGTATTTTTTTCTAGCCGGAGTAGAATGGTACTCAGTATCATACTCTTTCTTCTTCTCACGAGCTTCAGGATTGTTCTGATAGTACTTTGCAGTAGCAGATTTACCTTTCTTAGTTCCGGCTAGTCGATTTCTCATCTTTAATTATTTATAAGGTACATAAGTGGTTTTACCGCCTACACGTTTAGCTTTAAGAATTTGCTTACGTTGTTTACCTGTAGACTCATAAGATACGTGTACCCAGTCAGGATTAGTGTCAGTTCCAAATTCCCAAATCATTTGATCAAACTCTAAGTTGTCCTTAATGAAGTTGAAAATTTGAGCATTAGTTACTGATGTGCCATCCATGTCAATATCAATCGCTTTACCACTGCAATGTTGACTAGACAAACTTCCCCCTACAGCAGTATTCAAAGCTTTGCTTCTGTACCCAGATGAGATGTGTATAGGAACACCGAAATGCTCACGGATAGGTTGAAATACTTTCTCAGCCAATAATTTAAAGTTCTCAATGTGTTCAGGTGTTGGCATATTGCTAATGCCTTTACGTTTTGCAGTTTCGCTACGTGTTACTTCTGCGAGTGATAAATTTTTACTTAGTTGCATTTTTTATTTTTTAAAATATAATACTGACTCAGCCTCTCTTCTTCTGACAAGGCCCTTTAATGTCTTCCCACCTGCTTTAACCCACTTCATGAACTCTAATTTAATAGACTCATCTTCTGGATTAGCATTCACTTTCTTCAATAGAGTAGAGGCTTTTAAGTTAGCAGGACCTAGGTTGTAAGCAAACGACACCAACGCATCAAATTGATTTTGATTGATATCATCTCTACAATAGCTGTCAACATACTTCTCAAAGCTAACGAGCATATGCTTAAGCAAATCTACAGCCTCAGCTTCAGTTATAGCTTTATCAGTCATAGTTACCTTCTTGCCGTTAGGGTAGAATGTAGCTCCGTATCCAATGGTAGGAATACCTGCTGGACATTTGTATGGCGCTGATCTAAATCCTTCAAATACCTTGATAAGATCAATGCCTGCTGTACCTGTCTTAGTTATTTTCATTTTTATCTTTATTTTTGAGTTTCATAATACGTCCGGCAGTAGTAATACCGAATGCTCCCAAAGTTAGTAACATAAATCCATCAAAGATAAATTCTTTAATGACAAGTTCGTTACCAATTACGCCTGTAATTACATCTGTCATTAGTACAAATACCATAGCAAAAAACGATACAACACCTACAAAGGCTTGCTCGTTAATTTGATTATCGTCTGAGATCAACTCTCTGAAAAACTTTTTCATAATTTAAAAATATTTAATTTAGGTCTTTTTGGTTTTACAATGTCTGTGTGCCAACCAATAGGCGGTTCTTTTTGTTTATCGTCATTAGGACAATCTTCTCCCCTCTTATAGAAGATTATATCACCTGTATAGTCATCCTTCCTTACAACGTAGTCAGAGAGGTCTACAGCTACTACCTCATTGTTTAAATAAGAGTAGTAAAGCCATGAGTTCTCCTTTGCCCTGTCAATCAACCATCCTCTAATGGTGTCAAGATTATCCTCTCGAATAATCTGCGTTTCAATTATTGTTTTGTATTCTGTGTATCGCTGCGCGTAATAAACAAGCAAGGTATCTCTCAATGAAATAATTGAGTCTTTTACTTTGGCATCCTGTTTATAATTTGCAATCCTAGTCTTTTGCGTTTCGAATATTTCATTTATCGTGTCAGCCTGTGCCTTAGTAAGGATGACAACAGAGTCACCATCAATTACCGTCTGAAGTGGGTAGCGTGATTGGCTGAAACTCAAACTGCTTACCACTAGACTGCTTACGAACAATATCCTTTTCATTTTTCAATTCATTTTTGATGTCTTTAACCACAGACTTGGTGCTATCCAAATCACCAATGACCTCAGAAACCATATTTTCAAGACTAGCTTTGTCTTCTATTAACTCTTCCTTTTCAGCTTCTAATTTATTAACACTTGTTGTTAATTTTTTATTTGCTGTTGTGAGCTTCTTATTCTCTCCGGTTAGCTGTATATTATCCTCAACTACAACTACGTGTCCGTGTCCGCTTGAGAATACTTGCATTACCACTAGCGTAATGAATAGACCACCAACAATAAGTAGCTTCTTTTTCATTTCTTACTCAGGAACATAAGAACTATCTCCTTAAGGCTTTTAGAGCTCTCAGTAGTTTCTGTTAGCTTACCTTCAAGCTTTTCTCTGTATTCTCCCTCAAGATCATTTACCTTTGCCTTCAAATCATCCTCGCTTTTCATGAGTCTATTGAGGAACATCCAGCATAAATAACCAAGCGCTAGGACAGCAAATCCTAACACGCCATACTGAGTTAATACTTCAAAAGGACCGAATGACATTACTTTTTAGTTTCGTCTAAATATCTTTTAATAAATACCCAAGCCACATATCCAAGGGCTAGTGCTGCCAATCCAATAGGTCCGTAGTCAGCCAATTGACTAAATACACCAAAGTCAGGTGCTGTTGAAGTTGTATCCATTATCTATTAATTATTAGTTGCTTAACTGCGTCAGACAATTCTGCCACGCTTCTAGCTAAGTTTTTAATCTCAAGTTGAGTTTGCTCCTGTATGGCCTGATATTTGAGTCTTGATTCCTGTTCGACTAACTCAATCTTTCCCTTGAGCTTTCCTGCATCTTCGGTATTTTTACGTACATCTGCGTGTACCATTCTTAAAAAATATCCTATAATAGCTATGGCCGTAACCATTCCAAACTGAATCAACTCTTGCATTATCTTTTAATAAATCGGTAAACAAAATAAACTATAGCAAAAATAATCAAAAAAGGTAAAGTGTTATTTAAGAGCATCTTCCATTCCGGAGTCTTCTCATAGTACTTAATAGGTATCTTGCGCTCTATAATCTTATCTACGTATACCGTATCACACTTGCCTTCAATAAATAC